AAGGACTTCGTAAAGAATTGAAGGAGAACAGCGAAGACTTGTGCGCCGTAAATCGGGTAGTCCGTAAGGAACTTCAGGACACCCGGGAAGATCTCAACCGCGTCAACGAAGTCCTCGCAAAGCTCTTCAAGACGCGCGCCTAATATGCCCGAGATCCCGGCCAACCCTCCGACCGCCATGTCGCACATGGCATCCAAGATGCCTCGCGAGAGCCACGCCTTGTTCCTAGTCATCGACGGGCGCGTGGAGAACCCGGAGTTCGTCGTCTGGGATCGCGACTCTTTCACCGAGGAACTGTGGAAGTGGAAGCGGCGCGCCGTCCGGGTCGCCGGACATAATGTCGAGTTCTGGGCCAAGCACGGACAACACTTCTGCCGCTTCAATCCTAACGCCGTATGAAGAAGATCGCCAAGCCTAGGCCGACCCCGCTGGGGATCTTCAAGCTCAACGCCATGACCCCGGAGCCGTACGCCCTGTTCATCTTCCTCGACAGCATCCCGTATGTGGAGGTCAAGGCCAAGCGCATGGCCGAGTTCACCGAAGCTCTCGCCATCTGGAAGCGGGACAACATCGCCTCGCTCCGGCCTCCCGTCAACGTACGCTTCTTCGTCAAGACAGAGCTTTACATCAACGAAGTCCGCTTCTAACAATACGCCCATGACTAACCGAGAAAGCCTAGCCAGATACATCAAGAATATCGACGAGCAACTTGGCTCGCTTGAATATTACTGCGACACCGAGATCGTCGGAGACGACGCGCGCCACCTCCTCGACGACATCCACGCCGCCCAGCGCGAACACCTCCGGCTCTCCAACGAGACGATCACCCGGGTCGAGGATCTCAAACCGATCTACGACCGACTCAAGCGGATCAACAGTTCGATCAAGGTCATGCGGAACACCCTCTCCCAATGCGAGAAGGCGATCGCCTCTGCTCTTGACGCCGCCGACCACGCCGCTGAGAACTTGTCGCAGGACAACACCGAAGACGAAGATCTATGAAGCACGACATCCTCAACGAGAAGCTGAACACGCTCCTTGAAAGCTTCCTCTCAGAGTATGCCCTGACTCAGCCCATTGACAAGGACAAGGCAAGGACTCAGATCCGGCAGACCCTCAAGGCCTTTGACGCCCCGGGAGGACATGAGCAAACACTCATCCACGTCCAAGACGCGGAGGACAAGTGGTACGGCGCGCTCGCCCGGGGTCAGGTCGATTACTCCGTCTATGACCAAGACTATTACTTCACCGATCTTTGGGTGTGCTTCGTCAAGTTCAGCCGGAAGTACGTCCGGGAGATCCTGAAGCCCAAGTCGCTGGACGGGGTCAACTCCGTCAGGTCTGTCTTCGGTCAGGTCAACTCCGTCGTGGATCTTGGTTGCGGTGTCGGCCTGATCAGCGCCGCCTTCACGCAAGCTTTCCCCGGCGCGCGCGTCTACGCGACCAACCTCGAGAACACCAAGCAATGGGAGTTCTGTCGGCGCATGTCCGACCGATACGGCTTTACTCTGGTCAACGGCATCAAGAAGATCCCGGGAGGCGTAGACGTCCTGTTCGCCTCCGAATATTTTGAACACATCGAAAGGCCGCTGGAACACATCCAAGACATCTGCTCCAAGCTTTCACCCCGCTACTTCATCATCGCCAACGCTTTCAACACCCGGTCGCTAGGTCACTTCGTCAAATACAAGGACGGAGACAAGGTCATCGATCAGTCAGAGATTTCCAGACTTTTCAACCGCAAGCTCAAAGATCTCGGCTACGGTAAGGTCAAGACCAAGTGCTGGAACAACCGTCCTGCCATCTTCGCCCGGATCGACCAATAATTTCCCACCAACCCAAAAACAAAACCATGCCCAACATCATCAACACGCGCGCCGAATACGACGCCACGAAAGCCATCAACTGCTCTGGAATGAAAGAGCTGTTGAAGTCCCCGGCCCACTACAAGGCCTCGCTTACCGCCGAGCGCACCGAGAGCAAGGCGCTGAAGGTCGGCTCCTTCGTCCACCACCTCGCGCTGGAGTCTACCCCGGTCGGCGAGAAGTTCGCCGCGATCCCGGAAGGCATCGACAGGCGCACCAAGGAAGGCAAGGCGGCTTATGAGGCCTTCACCCTCGCCTCCGCCGGGAAGATCCTCATCACCTCCGAGGAGTGGCAGATGGGCCACCTCGTAGCAGACGCCGCCCAGCGCGCGCGCGACTCCATCGGGGTCAAGTTCACCAAGACCGAGTTCATGTTCTCCGTGGACTATTGCGGTACGACCCTCAAGTCCGCTATCGACGCCGTAGGTGATGACGGCTATCTCTACGACCTCAAGACGACCGAGGACGCCAGCCCCAAGGGTTTCCTCCAGAGCGTGAGATCCTACCGCTACAACCTTCAGGCGCACTTCTACCGCCTCGCCTACGAAGCCGCCTTCGGCGAACGACTCAAAGGTTTCCGCTTCATCGCCGTCGAGAAGAACGCCCCGTATGAGTTCGCCGTCTACGAGCTTGGCCCGGAGCTGATGACCTACGCCTCCATGGATTTCGAGGCCGGACTGAAGGCCTACAAGTCCTGTACCGCCTTGGACGAGTGGCCGGGTTACGGCTCCGAGATCAAGATCCTCGACGTCGGCGCGCCCACTAAGATCTCCACCCCGATACAATTCGCTTGATGGCGACCCTCGGCCCGTTCACCATACCAATCTCCCACCAACCAGAAACCATAATGAACCCTCCCAACAACGAACTCCCTCCCCTCAAGAACATCGAGAAGTCCGGCACCTATCTCCTCAAGCTCACCAAGCCCAAGGACGAGAAGATGCTGGAACGCTTCAAGGTCAACAAGAAGGGCTTCGCCTCCTGCCGCCTGTTCTTCGTGGACGGGGACGGCAACTGCATGACCAAGAACTACTCCGTCGAGTTCGGCAAAGGCCTCGCCATGCTCGTCGGCAAGATGACCGGGAGCTTCACCCCGGAACCGCCCACCTCGATGACCGTCGATAACCTGATCCGCTTCGTCTCCCCGGCCTTCGGTCGCAAGGCCACTATCGAGATCGAGGCCACCCCGGACAAGGAGTGGAACGGCAAGATGCAATACAACTACAAGCTCAAGAAGATCACGCCGTTCGGCGCGCCGGGTCAGCAGGACGCCACGGGCGACATCCCCGAGTCCTTCTCCTCCGGCTCCGACGAACAGGTTCCGTTCTAATCATCCAGAGATCCTTCCCGTCGTGAAAACAGTCATCCTCATCACAGGTTACGCTCGCGCCGGGAAGGACACCCTCGCGGAAGGCATCCAGCTTGGCGCGACCAAGCCTGTCGTCCGCCTTAATTTCGCCGACATGCTGAAACAGGCATGCGACTGCTACATGCAAGTCCTCGACCTAGGCGGTAGCGGATCCTCACGCACGTTCCGCAACGAGGCCTTCAAGGTAAAGCACCGGGACTTCCTCGTCGCCGCCGGGATGTTCGCGCGCTCCCTCGACCGGGACGTATTCGCCCTCGCCTTCACGCGCCAATGCAATCGCGAGGCCTCCGCTTTCCCGGAGGGAGACATCACGGTCGTCTGTTCCGATTGGCGGTACATGAACGAACTCACCATCGTCAAATACATCCTAGGGGATCTCGGTTGGAATATCGTCACCGTCCAGATCGGCACGACCGACGTCCACGCATCCAACGAGGAAGAAGGAAAGTCGATCGGGGAGATCATCCGCAACACTCCGATCCATGTCAGCTACGGCTTCAAGCCGGACAGCAAGCCAGCCATCGTCTCCGAAGGCAAATCGCTTGCCAGACAACTTGGACTTTGAGATGGTCTGCGACAATTCAGGTAAAAGACCACTCGACCTCAAAGAGCGATGTGAGATCCTAGGCATCAGTATGGCTCGCGCGATGTTCCTGATCTCATGCGCGCGCCACGACGCCGGGTTCGGAAAGAACGGAACCGACCGAGGCCAGACAATCCCCTACGACCCGGCAGTCCAAGTGAAGGAAGCTTTCCGCTTAGGCCTAGGCCTGAAAGACACCGCCGAGATGATGGGCATGACCACCGAGGAGATCCTCGCATACGGGCTTCCCTTCCCGGCGCGCTCCGCTTACCCGCTCCCTCCCGGGCCGTCCAAGACTTACAACCTCTTCCAGCCGGAAGAACTACATCCCTGACCTTATGAGCGACAAACCAATCAAGTTCGTCTTCGCCTCCGACAGCCACGGCGACATGGCGGACGAAGAAAGCTTACAAGCTCTTTACGCGTACTGTAAGGACTTCAAGCCGGACATCCGCATCGCCGGAGGTGACCACTTCGATATGAGATCTCTCCGCAAGGGAGCTACGTCCGACACCGAGGGAGCGGAGTCCCTGAAGGAAGACGTCGAGGCCGGGGTCGATTTCCTCCGGCGTTTCCGACCTACATATTTGCTCAAGGGAAACCACGAATACAGGTTGTCAGCTTTGGCTCAATTGCATCCGTCCGCTGTAGTTCGCGATTACTGCTCTGACCTCGAGGCTAAGATCGACCGGGAAGCTCGCAAGGCCGGGGTCAAGAAGATCCTCCCGTACCACGGCAAGCGTGGTCTTCTCCGTATCGGGCCAATCTCCGCGCACCACGGCATCGGAACTAACCTGACCAAGCTAGGCATGCACTACGCTACGGAAGGCGGGCTGTTCATGTGCGGTCACGGCCATACCGGGCATCAGGTGAACCTACCCAAGCACAACGGTGGCGCCGCCTACATGTCTCCATGCCTTTGCCGGATCGACGACATGGACTACGCCGCAAACTATTTGGGGACGGCGCGCTGGAATAACGGTTTCATCGCCGGGTGGTTCCAAGGATCCGATTGGAAAGCTTGGATCATCCACCGCATCGGTGACCGTTGGCTCTGGCAATCCGACCTGACCGTGTGGACTCCGCCAAAAGGTTTACGCCGATGAAAGCTCCCCGCATGGCATACCGCCGCAAGGCTGACCCTATTCTCTCCGCCGTCATCGCCGAGATCAACAAGTCCGCCGTCAAGCCTGACCCGGGCTTCCTCAAGCGGGACGATTGGGCCAAGCGTTGGAAGATGACCAACAGCCAAGCCGCCATCTACATCGAGCGCGCCCTGAAGTCCGGGATCCTTATCACGCGCCGCTTCCGGGTCATCACGAACGGACGGCTCCGTGTGCTAGAACACTTCGGCCCACCAGATAAGATTAGACACCGACGCCGAACTTAGTTTGTCTCGGCCCCCACTCTCCCCACAAATCCATGCCCAACCACAACCAGACAGACATCGAGCGCCACTTGCTCGGTGTGCTGTTGAGAGACTCTCTCCCCTTCCCTCCCGGCCTGATCCCTTCGGACTTCCTTGAACCGAAGCACCAAGACGTCGCCTCCGCGATCCTCACCCTAGCAGACGAGGGGATCTCCGCAGACGAGCTTACGGTCACCATGCGCTTGCGAGAGCGTAAGTCCACCGTCGAGGCGTTCTACATTTCCGAGCTGACTTCCACGGTCGGCTTTTCTCCCTTCAACCCGGCTTGGGCTTCGGAGCTTCAGAAGCAGTCCGCGCTCCGGCTCATCGCCTCCGTCGCCAAGAAGACCGCCGAGCTGGCCGCAGATCCGGCGACCGACCCGGACACCCTCTTGGCCTTCACGGAAGGATCTCTCAAGGCCGCGCAAGGCCGGGGAGCTAAGTCCGGCGCGCCAGCCAAGATGGAAGCGGACGCTCTCCTCGCCTTCGACCGCACCAACGACCCTAACACCGTCCTAGGCAACCGCTGGCTCTGTAAGGGTGGCTCAGCCCTGATCGTCTCCCAAGCCGGGGTAGGGAAGTCATCCCTGATGATGCAAGCCGCCGTCCATTGGGCAGTCGGAGGTCGTAAGGACTTCTTCGGGATCAAGGCCAAGCGTCCCCTCCGTATCGTCATCGTCCAAGCCGAGAATGACTTCGGGGATGTCGCCGAGGCCTACCAAGATGTCGTAGCTGGCGCGCAACTCTGGCCGGACGAGCGCGTGACCCTCGATGACAACCTCGCGATCTTCCGCGACGCCAACTCCGTAGGGGAAGCTTTCCCCGGGATGCTCCGGGATCTAATCACCACGCACCGAGCCGACCTCATCTTCGTCGATCCTCTCCTGTCCTTCGCCGGGATCGACATCGCCGACCAAGAACAGGCGTCCCGGTTTCTCCGCCACGATCTCAACCGCATCCTCGTCGAGACGGGCGCCGTCCTGATCGCCATGCACCACACCACCAAGCCACGCGCCGCGAAAGACAAGGAGGGTCAGACCATCGCCGACCTCGCCTATTCGGGAGCTGGCAGTTCCGAGTTCGTCAATTACTTCCGAGAGGTGGCGGTGCTTGTCCGGCAACAAGGGGATGAGCCGATTTTCAAGTTCGGCCTGACCAAGCGTCGTGGGCGCGCCGGACTCAAGGACGTCTCCGGGGACTTCGCCGGGGAGATCTCTATCCGACACGCCCGAGCCAAAGGGGAGATCCGCTGGGAATACGCTTTCCCCGGGGAGGGTCAGCCCGGGGAGGCCTCGGCAACCCCTCCAAAAGCCCCCCAGAAGCCACGGAGCTGGTAGACCCTAGGCCTACCCCTCCCGAGGTTACAAAAGGCCTCAAAAGGGGTCGGTTTGTAAACTGAAACAAACGCTTTACAGCACCCCGGGGTCACTATCTATTGGCTTTGCACCACAAACCACCCACCACAAATGAAACCCTCCGACTTCTCTCACTCCGACGATTACGCCAAGGCCTTCACCGCCGCGCATCCCGGGTTCTTCCCCACCTACTTCTCCAGCCTTCAGACCGGGTGGGAAGTCACCAAGGAAACCGAGAAGGCCGTCCTCGTCTCTCACGAACATTGGTTCCCCAAGTCACAGATCCTCGTCCAAGACGGTCAGGTCATCGGCGTCAAGAAAAGCTGGTACAAGCGCATCCTGCGCTCCGCTACCCGTCAGCCGGGTTTCTAATCCGATGAACATCTTCTACGTCCACGAAGATCCCGAGGTCGCCGCCCGGATGCTCTGCGACAAGCACGTCGTCAAGATGACCCTCGAAACCGCCCAGATCCTCTCCACCGTCCTAGGTGGCCCATACCGCCCCACCCATGCGCGCCACCCCTCAGTCATCTGGGCGGCAGATAACATCCCGTGGGTCATGCGCCACTTCAAAGCTCTCCTCGCCGAATACACCTTCCGCTACGGTCGCCAGCACAAGTCCGGGGAGATCCTGCCCCTTCTCACCCAAAAGGCCTCCACAGCCCAGCCAAAGGCCTTTACGCCCCCACCCCTCTGTATGCCCGAGGCCTACCACGGCCCAGACCCGGTCGAGGCCTATCGGACATATTACGCCACCGACAAGGCACCCATAGCCAAATGGGAGCGCGCCAGACCAGCCCCAGAATGGTTCACCGCCCGGATCTCCCTCCCGGTTTGAGGTGGGACATACACCGTAATACTCTTACAGAGTATTAGGGGCATTCGCTTGCACCCTAGGTGCGCGCTCGCCCCCCAGACTTACCACCCAAGATGACCGCCTACCGACCCAGCCGCCGGATCCGTACCCTCCAGCTCTGGAAGCGTCTATGGAGGGAGAACCCGGAGGGGATGGAGAAGACCCGGCTCAAGGCTACCGAGGCCGCTCAAAACACCTACCGCCAGAGGAACCAGAAGCTCGCCGCCTACGTCCAAGGCTGGCCGGACACCCTAACCAACCCGGAACTGAAGGACAGGTGTCTATTGCGCGCCGTAGAGTTTGGGTTCAAGCCGAGATCTATGAAGGTCAAACTCCGTCGCCTAGGCCTTATCGCCTATGACCCGGTACGGAAGATCTGGGTCAACCAGACGAAGCAAGACATGCAAATCGACACTTGCCTAAGAAAAGAAACGCCTCCCAATGGAGGTGCTTGACAACCGCAAGGTCAATTTCCAAGGAATACACCAGCTGGTGGCGTCGTCTCTCCGAGCAGGAGCGTAAGGCACTAGTCGCCTCTGGAGCTTTCCGGGCTGACGCACCGCAGGACGGGGAAGCTTTGGAAAGCAGATCTCGACTTAACGGCAACCACTTCGACTTCCAGCGCAACGAGCAGGAGTCCTTCAACCGGGTTGCCATGCGCCTAGGGTCTTTCGCCCTAGGCCGGGATCAAACCAACCCTACCGTCTCCGAGGTCGAGGCCAATGAGTCTGACGGCGCGCTCCAAGATCCTCGCCTTGCCGAGCTGGATCTCGCCTCACTACGCCTCAGGGCCACGCTTCACTTCCTGCTTGAAGGGCTGGACGAGTCTACTGACCCGGCCATGCGCCTACATGCCGACATCATCCGCATCGTGGTAGGTGAAGGCAAGCCACCCAAGATGACCGTCCTAGCCAAGCGTCATAAGATGTCACGCGCCGCTGTGTCCCTGAGATGTCGTAAGCTCCTCCGGCGGCTAGGCCTTGAGCCGTCCCGGTTCATGCGCCCTGAGGACGAAGTGAACTCCATGCGGATCTCCTCGATCCTACGCCACGTCGATCGGCGCCACACTAGCACCCCGGGGTAAGAAATCTATTACCCCCTACCCCCTGCTTCGTAGGTCTGTTCGCGTCCTCGGTAAAAACGCACAGTTTTAGTCAAAAAACCAAACTCTAAACCTTTTCCTGTCATGATCTCCCACCACGAAGTCCTTTCGATCCCTGTCTGGGATCTGAAACCCTACGAAAACAATGCCCGGACTCATTCCCCGGAGCAAGTCGAACAGCTCACGAAAAGCATCAAGCAGTTCGGGTTTAACAACCCCATTCTAGTCCAAGACGATTTAACTGTCGTCGCTGGTCACGGTCGTCTGCTCGCGGCGAAGAAACTTGGCCTTGAAAGAGTCCCGGTGATCAAGCTCAAGCACCTCACCAAAGAACAGGTCAAGGCGTACGTCCTCGCGGACAACAAGCTCGCCCTGAACGCCGGGTGGGATGCGGAGATCCTGAGGGACGAACTCCTTGGGATCCAAGAGTCCGGGGAGGTTGACATGGAAGCCATCGGCTTCAGCGACTCCGAGATGCTTTCCCTGATCTCGGGCGCGCAGACTTACGTCGATCCGGCTGTCGCGGCGAACACGCTTGGCCCTGCCGGACAGGTGGCGCCGGACGAAGAGCGTCGTGACCGTCCTGAGTATTCCAAGAAGATTGACACCCCGGTGTATTCCCCGAAGGGAGACAAGCCGGACATCTCCACGCTCGTAGATCCTAACAAGACGACGGACTTGCTCCAGAAGATCGCCCTGTCCAATTGCACCCCGGACGAGAAGCACTTCCTGAACCTAGCGGCGCATCGTCACAACGTCTTCAACTACAACCTCATCGCGGAATATTACTGTCACGCCACCCCGGAGATGCAAGGCTTGATGGAGCAGTCCGCGCTGGTAGTCATCGATTTCGACAAGGCCATCGAGAACGGCTACGTCGTCTTGTCTGAGCGACTCCAGAACATCTACTCCGAGTCGTACGAAGCCAACGAGGTCATCACCGATGATGAAGCATAAGGACTTCGCCACCTTCATCCTTACGCATGGGCGCGCCGGACGAGTGGAGACTTTCCGCGTCCTCCGCAAGTGTGGCTACACCGGGAGGATCGTGCTGATCGTAGACGACCAAGACAAACAGCTTGGCGATTACAAGGAAGAGTTCGGAGATCAGGTCTACGTCTTCAGCAAGCAGAAGGCCATCGAGATGACCGACGAATGCGACAACTTCAACGATAGGCGCGCGGTAGTCTACGCCCGCAACATCTGTTGGGAGGTCGCCCGGGATCTCGGCATCAAATATTTCTTCATGCTGGATGACGACTACAATGACTTCCGGCATAAGATGGATGACAAGAACCGCTTCATCGACCGAAGCTGGATGCGGAACATGGACGCCGTCCTCGACGCCATGCTCGACTATTACATCAGCATCCCGGCCTTGACTATCGCGATGGCTCAGGGCGGAGACTTCGTCGGCGGCATGGACGGCACCTCTTGGCGCAAACCGAGACGCAAGGCGATGAACAGCTTCATCTGCTCTACCGACCGACAGTTCAAGTTCTTCGGCAGTACCAACGAAGACGTCAACGCATACGTCACCCTAGGATCCCGTGGGGATCTATTCATGACGATCACGAAGGTGGCGCTCCAGCAGAAACAGACGCAACAGAACGCCGGAGGACTCACCGACATCTACAAGGCCTTCGGGACTTATGTGAAGTCATTCTATTCGGTCATGTGCCACCCATCGTCGGTGAAGGTTTATTTTCTTCCCGGGAGCGTCGTAGATCGCATCCACCACCGCGTGACTTGGAAGCACACCGTCCCGGTCATCCTCTCGGAAGAATACAAGAAGCGTAGCTGATGCCGATCAGCCAGAAGACATTGGTGGAACGCTGGGAGCTTTCCCCGGGCCGGATCTCCCAGCTTGTGGCTGAAGGGATGCCTCTGGACAGCGTGGAGGAGGCGGAGAAGTGGCGCGCCAATCGGCATCTCTCGACCGGGATCCCGCCTTCAGACTACAAGCTGGAAGCGACCCCTCCGCCGGAACAGCCAGAGGAGACCGAGGAGAAGGAAGCCAAGACCGTCCTCGAAACATTCGACTCGATCATAGAGCGCCAGCGGATCCTCGTCCAGATCTCCCGCAACCAATACATCAAAGCGGTCAAGTCCGGGTCACCGCAACAGTCCCGGCTGTATGCTTCTTACGACAAGACGGTCAACACCCTGACGAAGCTCAAGGCCGAGGCGGATCGCCTTGCGCTGATGAACCGGGAATACATCCGGGCCAACGACGCTACGGAGGCGATGCGTAAGCTCGCCGGGGACTTCGTCAACCGTCTGGACAAGCTCGCCCTCGATGTCGCCGAAGCATGCAACCCGGACAACCCGGCGAAGGCGGTAAAGGTTCTGGAAGCTTGGGCTTTGCGAGTCCGCGCGGATCTCTCCAAGGATGAATAAGGACGAGCTGGTCAAGATCGGGCGTGGAGTCCTTCGTCCGGCATACTCCGGCGACCCGGTGGAGTGGCTGGAGGCGAACGTCCTAGCCATCCCTGACTCTCCGATGCCCGGGCCGTTCCGGGCGGAGCGTACGCCTTGGATCGCGGAGGCCTTACGCATCGCCGCAGATCCCGAGACGAGATTGATGACCGTCCTCGCGAGCATCCAATCCGGCAAGTCATTGCTGGCGCGCCTGTTCTCCTGCTACATCATCGCCAATCAACCCGGGCCGACCATGATCCTTCAGGCTACGGATGCCGAGGCCAAGGACTTTTCCATCCGCTATCTCCGCCCGGTCTGGAACAACTGTCCGCCCGTTAAGGCCAAGTTCAAGAACGACGACATGGAAAGGTCGACGACTTCGGACTTCGACCGCATGACGATCTACTGTCGCGGCATCCATAACGAAACCAACCTTCAGCGACTTTCCCTGCGTTACGTCATCGCGGACGAGTGCTGGATGGCGCCGCAAGGCCACCTTGCCGAAGCGAGCGCGCGAGTGACTGCGTTCGGTTGGATGGGCAAGAGGATAATGATGTCGCAGGGAGGACAGGACGGGCAAGAGTTTCACCAGCTACACGAACAAACGGACATGCGGGAGTGGAACATGTGCTGTCCGTCCTGCGGTCATCTTCAGCCTTGGTCTTGGGGTCAGGTCAAGTTCCCGGACGACGCCAAGGTCAACGACGAGTGGGATCTCATCCGGGTTTCACAAGGGACGACCTTTGAGTGCGTGTCATGCAAGGCGCGCCTGCCGGACACCAACGCGACCCGGCTGGAGGCCAATGCTAAGGGCAAGTTCATCTCCACCAAAGCTTCCAGCAACGCCAGCTACGTCGGACTCCATTGGAACAGCGTGGCGACGATGAGCTGGGGTGAGCTTGGCGTGATGATGATCAAGGCCAAGGAAGCCATCGAGGAGTACGGAGACGAAGAGCCGTTGAGGATCTTCATCCAGAAGCGTCTGGCGGAAAAGTTCGAAGAACAGCCGGACGAGATTAAGACCGAGGCCAAGCCCGGGGACTTCGCTATGTCGGAAGATTGGGAGCATGAGGGAGGGTTCGTCAAGGGTCGCCCTACCGCCTACAATCACATCACCCCGGAACAGCGCGCCGAGCCGGACTTCGTCCGTATGAGGTTCATGGGCGTGGACGTCCAGAAGCGTGGGTTTTATTGGGTCATCCGGGGATGGTCTGGCGACGGAAGATCCCGGCTGGTCGATTGCGGTTATTGCTTCAGCTGGTCACAGCTGGCTGACGCGCATAAGAAGTATGGAGTCCACCCGGCAAATGTGTTCATCGACTCTGGCTATCAGCCGGACGAGGTGCTGGCGGCTTGTGCGTCTAACGGGTGGGTGGCGACCCGAGGTGACCAGCGCAACGAGTTCGCTTGGCGCGTGAAGACCCCGGCGGGACTCAAGACAGAGCTTCGCCCATACTCCGCCCCGGTCGTCGAGGCGGTAGGGAACAAGAGGGTCAAGCGGTTCTACTTCTCCAATCTCCGCCTGAAGGACGTCCTCGCCGCGCTCATCAAGCGAGGCAAGCACATGATCCCCAAGGACGTCTCCGACGAATACAAGGATCAGATGAAGTCCGAGAAGCGAACCATCGGCACCAATGGCAAGCCTTTCTGGGAAGCCATCGCCAAGGACAACCACTTCTGGGATTGCGAGGTCATCCTGATCCTCCCGGCCTTGGCTTGGAAGCTTACGGGACGGGTGGATGACGTTATCTCCGAGAAGCCACCCGGGGAAGATCTCCCGGTCGAGTCTTGACATCTCCCGGCGCGCGCCGAGACTAACCAAGCACCCTGTTAGCTCCGGGCATGGACTTTCTGGGCGGCACCCGTCCCCTCTGCAATCTTTGTCATGGGACGGGCCATCTCTTTGACTGCCGCGTAGGGTCATGGCTCAGGCAACCGGGTGCTTCCTCATTCTCTCGCAAGCTCGCATCGAAGCTATTGCGGACAAAGCGTCCACGCTTTTGATGGAAGGCAAGACGATGATGACCTACACGGACTCAGGCACTTCCGTCAGCAAGTCCTTCCCGATGGACATCCAGACCACGCTGATCGAGTGTCGCTACGCCCTCCAGATTAAGGATCCCGCTCAGTACGGATCTATCGACCGAGTGCGTGTTTACAATGGACTCTGGAACTTCCGAGGCCTTTAATCTGTCATGCCAAAAGATCTAACCAAGAAGCAAATCGAGAAAGCCATCCGGGACGTCAAGGCCTACGCCAAGCGTAAAGGCCTGAAGGCGCGCGCCGATGGTTTCGGCGGTGGTGGTTCCGGGATCTTCTCTCAGTTCGAGGGTGCTAAATATTCCAACAAGCGCCAATGGGTGAACACGCCTTGGCCGGCAGACCAGAAGAAGGTGATGACGGTTTTCGACCGTCAGGAGCTTACGCGCAAGATGCGCTGGCTGTCGGTCAACTCCGGCCTGATCCGGCAGATGATTTCGGACAATGTGGTCTACGCCATCGGAGACGGCATCCGAGGACAGGCCGCGACCAAGGACGAAACTTGGAACGAGGCGGCAGAATATTACTTCAACGATTGGGCTAACAAGCCATGTGACATCACCGGGAGGTTCAACCTCTGGGAGTGCCAGCAGATCGCATGTCGCAAGGTCGATGTGGATGGCGAGATGTTCATCCTCAAGACTTATTCCACGGACGGGGTCGCTAAGATCCAGATGATCGAGTCCCACAGGGTCGGCACTTCTACCGCCGCCATGGGCGCGCCGGAAGGGATGTACGACGGCATCATGTTCAACAAGTACGGCGCTGTCGTTGGTTACAATGTCATTCGCTCTGACGGTTCGACCCGGCTCATCCCGTCGAACTCGATCATGCACCTGCACCACCCGGAGAACGTCTCAGGCGCGCGCGCCTATTCTCCGATGCAACACAGCATCAACAACCTGATCGACATCCTCGAGATCCTGTCCATGGAGAAGCTGGCGGTGAAGACCGCCTCGGACATCACCCGGACTATCACTCGCGAAAACCCTCAGTTCGACGGCACGACCGCCGACTTTGAGGCCTTCGGCATGCGTCCGCAGGATTACCCCAACGGAGTCTACGACAACCCGGAACAGGTCGGTTCCTTCATCGGCGGCAAGATCCTCTCCCTCGCCCCGGGCGAGAAGCTGGAAAGCTTCCAGAGCCAGCGCCCTAACGCCACCTTCACCGGGTTCATCGAGCATCTTCAGAAGGACTCTGCCGCCGGAGTCCTCCCGTATCAGTTCACCGCCGACCCTAACGGCATCGGTGGCGCCGCGATCCGGCTGGTAGTCTCCAAGGCCGAGCGACTTTTCGGTGCGCGCCAGCACATGTTCATGACTCGCTTCCTCACCCCGCTGTGGGGGTATGTCATCGGCAACGCCATCTCCCGGGGTGACCTCCCTCCCAACGACGAGTGGAACAAGGTCAATTGGGTCACTCCTCGCCGGGTCACGGTTGACGCCGGACGGGAGGCCTCCGCCAACCAGAAGGACATCGCCATGGGACTCAAGACTCTCTCCGACCACTTCGCGGAGCAGGGTATGGATCCTCGCGAAGAGATCCGGCGCCGAGCTTCCGACGCGAAGCTTCTCAAGGAAACCGCCGCCGAGTTCGGCATCCCGGTGTCCATGCTCTACCAACCTTCAAACAATCCGGGAGACATCGACCAGACTATGGGCGACAATCCTTCCCCGGAAACCAAGAAAACATTCACCCCATTCCCCGAAGAACAGCCTACCGAATCCAATGCATAATCTCTCCAAAGACTTCAAAGGCAAGCGCCCGCTTCTCATTCAGCCTTCTCAGGCTGAGGCCTACCTGAACCGCGTCAACGAGCTGGACGTCCCGCTCAACGCCAAGATGTCCGACATGGGCGAGATGCTCGCCGCTGTGTTTGGCTACAAGGCGACGCTCGAAAAGTTCCCGCCCGTCGCGATCATCCCGGTCAAGGGTGTCATCGGCAAGAACCTGTCCGAGCTGGAGTCCCTTTGCGGATCCTGCGACATCAACGACGTCGAGGAGATGCTGGAGGAGTGCGAGCGCGACCCTTCGATCAAGACCATCATCCTTGACATCGACTCTCCCGGCGGCACTTCCGTCGGCGTCCCGGAGCTTGCCAACCGCATCAAGCATTGCTCCAAGGAAGTCATCTCTTTCACCGAGAACGAGTGCTGTTCTGCGGCCTATTGGCTTGGCTCTCAGGCTTCGTCTTTCTACGCTACGCCTTCCTCCTCCGTGGGATCTATCGGCGTTTACATCGCTTTCCCTGATTACTCCGAGGCCTACAAGATGGAAGGCGTCAAGATGGACGTCATCAAGGCCGGAGCTTACAAGGGCGCTGGTATCCCCGGCACCTCCCTCGACGATGCCCAGCGCGAGATGCTCCAGAAGGAAGTCGAGGAGATCCACGCGGACTTCAAGGACGCCGTTAAGTCGGTTCGCTCTTTCGTCGAGGACAGCTCGATGGAAGGCCAGACCTTCTCCGGCAAGAAGGGCGCCGAAGCCGGACTAGTCACCTCCCTGATCAACGGTTTCGACGAACTCGTCCAGACCATCGATGCGAGCGTACACGCCGTCATCGAAGCTGACGAAGAAAAGGAAGAACAGGAAGAGGAAGGCACTCTCGCCGGATCCGAAGGCCTCAAGGCCAAGTCCTTCTCCGAGATCATGTCCGAAGCCGACTCCGCTATCTCCTCCTTAAAGGCGCGCTCCTCCGAGGAGGGCGAAGAAGAAGAGGAAGAAGAGGAAGAAGATGAAAAGGAAAAGTCCGAGGACGAGAAGAAAGAAGACGACGAAGGAGAAGGCGAAGACGAACCGAAGTCCGAGGAGGACGACGAGGAGAAGAAGTCTGAAGGCGAAGAGGACGACGAAAAGAAGTCCGAAGGCGACGAAGACGAAGACAAGGATCCCAAGTCCGAGGAGAAGGAAGACGAAGAACCCAAGGGTGAAGGCGACGAAGACGGCGTGGAACCCCAGCCGGACGACGAAGAAGAACCCGAGGAAGGCAAGTCCAAGGAAGACGCCGAGGACGAGGACGACTCCGGGGAAAAGGCGGTCGATACGGACTCCAAGCACAACAGTTCCGGGGTGAAGAAGAACCGCTCCAAGGGCGTTGCTTGACTCCCGCGTAGACTCAATCAAACGACCGATGACCCTCGAAGAAACCCTCAAGGCGCTGAAGTCCGCCTTCACTTCCAAGTCCGGCGAGGCCGAGGCTATGGCGAAAGAGAACACTGAGCTGAAGGCCAAGGTCGCCGAGCTGTCGTCCGAGAAGGCCTCCGCCTCCAAGGATCTCAAGCTCGTCGCCCGGATGACCTCTGAGCGCGACAGCGCGCTCGCCAAGGTAGTCGAACTGACCAAGGCGCTTGCCGCATCCGAAGCCGTCAAGAAGGAAGCCGTCGCTCAGATCGACTCTGTCGGCAAGAAGTCCGCCGCCATCGCCGCCTCCGTAGGCGTCGTCCCGGTTGAGATCTCCGCCGCTGACTCCGCCACCGCGAAGTCCCCGGAGGAAGTCTGGAGCGAATATCTCGCGATCACCAACCCTTCCGAAAAGCTGGCGTTCTACAACAAGAACCGCCCCAGCATCGTCGCCCATCTGGGCATCAAGTAATTTCAACCCACCCCTCACTCACTAAATAATCATGTCGAACAACGTCCTCAATCAGGGCTTGGCTCCTCAGTTCGTGGCCGCGGAAACTCTCCGCACCCTCGTCCCGGTGCTGGCTCCCCTCAACAAGATCGTGACCACCGATTTCAGCTCTTACGTCGCTGAAAAGGGTCAGGTCGTCCACACCCGCTTCGCGAACAAGTTCACGGCCACGACCTACGTCCGCGCCAACGGCTTCGTCCCGGAAGATGCCGACGCCACGGATGTCGCCATCACCCTCGCCGACCATAACTACGTCGCTACCGCTTTCGACGACACCGAAGTCGCCACGATCTCGCTCGACATGCTCCGTCGCGTGTTCATCGCGCCGATGGCTAACGCTACCGTCAAGTCCCTGTTCGATGGAGTCCTCGCCCAGACGACCGCCGCGAACTACGCTGGCATCGCCTACACCGGCACCAAGGCCAATTTCAACCGTGTCGCCATCGCTGGCGCCGCCACGAAGATGACCAAGGCCAACCTCCCGATGTCCGACCGCTCGCTCCTGCTCTCGCCGGACGCCTTCGGCCAGCTCCTTCAGGATGCCTCTGTCGCTCAGTACCTCTCCATCGGCGACACCTCGGTGATCCGCGACGGTAAGGTCGGTCGCCTCCACGGCATCGACATCTACGAGTACAACGGTTTCGACGCCGCCCCGGCTGGTCAGAACCTCGCTGGTATCGCCTCCTGCCGCGAAGGCCACGTCATCGTGACCCGCGTCCCTGCCGCCCCGACCACGGGTGGTGGCGAACAGATCACCGTTCAGGATCCTGAAAGCGGCTTCGCCTTCTCGCTCCGTAGCTGGTACGATTGGACCAAGGGTCTGTCGAACCTCAGCGCGTCGTGGATCATCGGTCAGTCCGTGGGCAACCCGGACGCCGCCCTCCGCGTCGTCATCACCGACCTCTAAGCCGCAAGGCCAGAGGAAGGAAGCAGACCCCGGGCAACCGGGGTCTTTTGTTTGCGCGCGACGAACCCGGCCCAAAAAATAGCTTTACACCAACGTCGCTTTCTGTATAATGTATTTTGTAAGGTTAAGTTTTCCTTACTGTTCTTTCTCAAAGTTTCTTTCCGGGTCATAGATCTTTCCGGGCGCAAGCCCGGGATAACCAAACCACAAAAAACCATGACCACAAAAGGAAAAGAAAAACCAACCGAAATCATCATCACCGGGTTCGCGATCGCCGACAAGCGGTACGAAACTTGCACGAAGATGACCATCCGCACTTCCGAGTGCTGTGATGCGTTCTCTCCGCTCGCCAAGTTCTATTGCATCAACATCACGATCTGGGATGACAAGGGCGGAAGTCCTTGGCACAACCATTGGATGAAAGGCCATAAGATCCAGAAGTTCAACTTCAGGACTTTGCCCGAAGCCAATGCCGCCCTCGCCCCGGCCGCGGAAGCGATCAGGGATCTCCTCCGGGAGAAAGGTTGGATGAAGTAAAGAACAAGGGCCATCCGGGAAACCGGGTGGCCCTTCTTATTGGATATGCCGTTTGACCCCTCTGGCTGGCCCGTGGCGCCCGTTTCCCCGGGGAGTCCTAGGCCTACCCCTCTTTGACTCCCGCGTAGGCCTATGGGAAGCATCCAAGACGAGTGGGCCGCTGACGCCGGGGAGATCCTCGCCGAGATCCCCAAGGCGGTCACAGTCCAGAAGGCCAACGGAGTCCCGGTCACCTTTGATGTCCTGATGGGAGATCCTATGGTTCAGCAGGATCTCGAAACGGGCGGCTTCCTCGACAGCGCGTCCTTCGACGTCAAGTTCCTGAAGGCTGACTGCTTGGTTCACCCCGGTGTGGTCATCTACGGCAACATCGTAAGCTTTAACAACAAGCAGTACCGTATCGTAGCCATCAACGACCGCCCTCCCTCCGCGTGGGTCATCGCGCGCGTCCAGACCAAGGTTGGACCAGCCGCCTGATGGCGATCAAAGTTACAAAGAACACCCAGATCGACAGCTCTAATCTGGTCGGTCATCTGCATGACTTTTCCAAGGTTCTCGGAAAGGATCTTGGGGAGGTCGTCCGGGAACAGGCCGGACACTTCTGTATGGATCTGGTCAAATACACGCGCCCGTTTACCAGCCCGGGGAAAGGACTAGATAGCGGCTCAAAGAGCAAGGGTGAGGACAATGTCCGCAAAGCCATCTTCACGATCTTCCGTCCTCTCGCGCTCGCGACCAAGCAGGAGATCGCGAACACCAAAAGCTTTGAAGTATTCAAGATGTGGAACAAGGAAAGGGGTCAGGGCAAGTCCTCCCTTTCCAACCAGAAGCAATGGGAGATGTTCCAAGCGCGCAACCCTCCCGGGCGGAGTCTCACCTTCGTCGGATCTGACCTTGGCGCTATGGGCAAGATCCATAGCAAGCTCCGCAAGTTCTCCGGCAAAGGTGGTCTCGTAGACTACGCCAAGAAGTCCAAGTCACCCTTCGCTCTGGCGCGCCGGGAGAAGGACATTGAGAAGTACGCCAAGCAGAAGTGGAAGGACGTCGGTTCGCTCAAGGCTGGCTATTGGTTCGCCGCCCAGAAGATCCGGGCCAAGGAGATTAAAGCACCCGCTTGGATCAAACACAACGTAGGGCAGACTTACGCCATCGGGCAGGACATGATTAACCAGCCCATGAAGCCCGAGGCCTTGGTGGGCAACCTTGTGGGCTTCCGGGCCATGCCCAGAGGACTGTTGCGGTCTGCCATCAATTACCGTATGTATGCCATGCGCGTCAAGATGGCGGCAGAGCTTAACAAGCGGAAGATCCCTCTCTGGCTTGCGACCGCCCAAGGACTCACCACCAACACCCAAAGCAACTTTTGACCATGACCACATACGGAATTAGAACTATTGCGGAACAGTCCATGGCGGCTTGGTTCGCTACGAACTCGGCTATGCTCCCGGGAGTCCAGATCAACATCGGCCAGACCGGGGAGATCCGCACGATCCCCTCCGTGATCCTGTACGCCGAGAGCGCCGACTCCCACCCTAACTTCGGAGGACGTCCCGTCGGCAACTTTGAGCTGACCCTCAAGATCTATGTGTATTCATCCGCAGACGACGCTCCGACGGAGGCAGAGGCATTGACCCTTCACAGATCCCGGGTGGAGAACGTCCAAGCCATCATGCAGGATCTCCCCGGACTGAAGGCCGCGTGGACTCAGGGCCGACTCTACCACGCTTGGTTGCGCTCCGACGAGGAAGGCGTGGCTGACCGTCGTTACGGGAACGTCCTGACCTACACCGCCGCGGCGGTCTACCCCGGCTTGACTCCGGCGTAGACTCAACACTAAGCGACCCTCATGTCCCTTCCCAACACCTACGGCATTGATCACGAATACGGCCCGGTCGATGTGACTCAGTCGTTCATCACCATTCAGTCGGACAACTTGAAGGAGAACTGCAACCTCCACGTCGAGGTCAAGGACGCGCAGGGCCGTATCATCACGGTTCGTAAGGACGACCTCCAGAAAGGCGTCAACTTTGTCGGTGTCCTGAAGCTTGGCGCCGAACCTCCCGTTCCCGGCAATCAGCTCACCTACGGCGGCGTTCAGTACATCATCGACGACATCACCAACGACGGCACGAACGAAAGCTTCCGTCGCGTCGGTGTGAACGCCCGCAAGTACCAGCAGATCGCCTAATCCCCTCCCGGGGATACCACCAATGGAAAAGAGGTGGATCAAGGCGGCGACAATCCTGCAACCCTCAATCGAGGTTTGTGGGGTTCGTCTTTTGCCGTTCTGCTTGCGCCACCGGGTCGCGCTTGAAGCAATCGACAGCCCGATCCTAAGCACCAGCAAGCCCGTCACCCCGGCTCACTTGGTCGCCGCGACTAAGATCCTGTCGTCTATGTCGGTTTCCAAGATGGCGACTCCGGCGACCTTGCGCGAAATGTTCTGGGTGAGCCGTATGCAATTCTCCGAGAAGATCCTCGTCGATGAGGTCTCCAAGCTCGTATCGTATCTGAACCAGCAAGCCTTCTGGCCTCGCTTCTGGGAGAAGGGTGGATCTGAGGGTCAGACCAACAAGAACGGGATCCCTTGGCAACTTGCCGTAATCGCCTCCCTGACCCGGAACGGTTGCACCTTGGAAGAAGCTTGGACTATGCCGGAGGCGGAAGCCATCTGGATGCACATCGCGCACAGTACTGCTCTCGGCGCCGATGTCTCCGTGATGTCTGATGTTGAATACGAGGCGATCCAGAAATACAAACGAGAGCAGAAAAACCAAACCCCAAGAAACTGACCTATGGCAGACGACGTAAAAGTAAAGTTCGGAGGAGACTTCACCGATGTATCCAAAGGTGCCAGCGAAGCCGTCAACAAGGCCGGAGGCGCGCTGTCCTCTTGGTTCAGCGATTTCAACAAGTCTACCGTCGCCAGCATTACTTCTGCTCTGGCTCTTTCCGCCGTGTTTGGAAAGTTCACGGAAAGCATGAGCAACACGCTTAAAACCGCCAAAGGAATAGACGAAGCTTTCAAGCGTTTCGGAACCGGGAAAAGTTCTCAGGAGTTTCAGCTTTTGGCTCGTTACGGAGCGGAGGTCGGAGTGTCCATGGAGGCTGTTGGCCGGACGATGAATTACTTCTCCAAGGCATCAGCTGATGCGTCGAAGCAGTCCGGCGAGAGAAGGAATGTTCTCAGGGCTTTGAAGTTCACTGAGGAGGAGATCCAGAAGAACAATATTTCGGCCATAGAGGTGTTGCGAAGGATGGCTGATGAGTACGACAGAACCGGGCTTGAGGCACTTTCCGCCCAGCGCGCCGTCCAGCTATTCGGAAGCCAAGGAGAACAGCTGTCAGCTATTTACAAGAACGGCAAAATTAGCCTCGATGAATTCGCCAAGTCGGTGACGCTTATGAGCGATGCGACCGTCGCGAGCATGGCAAAGACTGAGAGGAGAATTGAAAGAACTAAGAGAACCATGGCTGATCTGTCAGGAATTGTGTTCGGAGAAATCGGAAGGGAAGGATCCGCATCAAAGGCCGAAGGCGCTGTCATTGAAACCATGTCAGGACAGTACGGTCAAACAGGGGGCACCCCGGAGCAAGAAGGTCGAAGCATCGGCGCGCAGATCTACAGCGATTTAAAAGACGACGAGGACGCATTGGCTAAGGCTATCGAAATGCTGAGAGACTATGAGCGAGACGACTTGTTCACGTCAGAGAAAAAAGCAATGACGGCCGAAGAAGCGGTTAAGACCATGCTGTCTCTTATGAAGGAGGAAAAGAAAGCCCAGCCGGAAGGACCGCCCCTTCTCCAAGTCGCCAAGGTCATGGCTGTTTCCTCCCTTCAGGAGATCGGCGGTGGCGACGTCAACTCCGTCCTCTCCGGGACTTACCAGAGTTCAATGCTTGACGCGGCCAATAAGACCGCCGAGAATACCAGCAAGCTTGCCCAAGATGCCGGGAAGATCCCGCCATCCAAGCCCGTTAACGTCGCCAAATAAAACACCATGCCTACCCCATCAACAACGCGCAAGTCATACGGAGAAGGACTTGATGAAGCACCCGGAAAGCTATCACCAGCTGGAGCAATCAACATTGATGCTTTCGGTCTGGCTCAGGCCCAGCTCGTCTACACGGTGGACTCGGCTGACAGCTCACTTACCAACACAATCGACACAGTCTGCATGGGTTTTGATTACCCGTACGACGTCGGTTTCAAGATGGTTTCGCACAAGTACGCCATCTCGCTTCAGCCCGGTGGAGTTGCTACCTTGACGGTCGACTTCATGGGTGTGGCGCGCGGCATCGGATACACCGACGCTCAGATCTCAGGTGTGTCTACGACGACGGCGCAACCGATTGAGACGCACCCTAACTTCACCATCATTACTGATCCGACGATTGGCGGGATCCTCGCTGGTCCTCCGGCAAACCCTTCAAGCAATGCCAACAAGCCGATCTTCGTTGCCTCTGGCGAACCGACCTCTCCTTGGAGGTTTGAAGGTTTCGGTCTTCCGGCAAACGGAACCCGGAACAAGAAAGCTGGCATCCGTCAGTTCCTGCGCCCGATGTATTCTGTCAGAGGTGTCATTTTCTTCAATCAGGAAAAGGGTTCGTTAGTCGCGACTATGACCAACGGGGTCGGAAGGACTCTATTCAACGCCGCTGACATGTTCAAACTAATCACACCGGGAGATGTCTTGGGCGCGCTTTCACCTGAGCTTTGTTTGCTTACCGCGGCCAACGCCGAGTGCATTGGTACGCCGGACAATTACGCTGGCATCAAGGTCGTCTACGACATCATGGTCGGCGGAGAGCTTGGCTGGGATCCTGACATCTACGGCCCGATGCAGACATCGATCTTCGCGTAATGGAAGACCTTGGCTTCAACGGATCCGGGTCGCGCTTCAATTCAAGATTTGAAGCCGGATCTCCTATCCAAGCGAAACAGCTTAACGACCTAGCGGCCGGAGTTCAGGCAAGCTTGCCGATGCCTTATCTTGGTGACGGCGCGTCGGTTTCCTTCACTCCGGGTGGCGCCGTAATCACTACTACGCCGTCCGTATTCACCAAAGGTGCAGGCGGCGGAACTTACTACAATCAGTTTCAATGCGTGGTCACCGAGGAAGAAGACGAGGACGGGGACTTAGCTTGGTATCTTCAGATCGTGAAGGGTTCGGTCGTCTACGGAAACGACAAGCAAGCCACTCAAGTCGGGATTGATGCCGCTACTCCGGGATCTCCCGCAACGGTGACCGTGGTAGAAGGAGACGACCCAGACTCAATCTTTACGGAGAAGGGTGGCTATTACATCCTTGGAGAAGATGTTTCTTGGAGCGTCTACTTGGTACACATCAAGGTCACGGAGACAGATAAGCACTTCACCTATCTGTATATCGCTGACCAAGACACCTACAATTATCCGAGCAACAATTTCGTCGCTTACGGAGTAGACGACACCCCTCCGGGACTAGACACCCCGGAAACAGCATACACGATGAGCGTCGTCCAGATCGCGCAGATCATCTGGGACGCGACAGACAAAGCATACACGTTGTCTCAGGAGCTTATCGGGACTCAGTCGTTGCCGACAATCACTCCGCCTATTCAGTTCGCCGTCGATGTGATCAACCGGGAGAAGGACATCACCAAGCAACCGGATTGGCTTTTGCGCGTCGCAAAGGGTGTCGTGCTTTACCCTCCGGATCTCCCGGGCGGGTGCGCCAATGTTCAATGGGTTGATGAAGTCTCTCCGATTGTCGGCCCGGTCATCGGAGACTATCAAGACTCTCCGTATACGAACCGCGGAGGTGGTGTTAACGTAACCCGGACGCTCGATTACGACGTCTATCTTTTCTTGGTCAGAGAAGAAGCTGGCTCAGGTGTCAACCCTGTTTTATGGGTTGGACCAACGGCAAACTACGAAGACAAGTGCCCGGTCGAACTTCCAGAGGACATCAGGCCTCCCGGTCCGTACACGGCGCAGTCTGTTCACATCGCCTTCGTCGAGCAGAAGGACACGACTTCCAACACTTGGGTGGTCAATCAGATTGTTCAGGGAACAGTCACAGTTCCTGATGACGGAGAAGCAGACAGACATCCGTTCTTCATTTACTTCAGGCCGGGAAATGACGGCGCGTTCGATTGGAGTTACAAGGTTGGCTCAGTCAACAATGTGATGCTTCCTCCTGATGAGGGGCCATGGTCTACGGACACCGGCGACGGCTACATCGTCTTGAGAGCGCAGTATGTAGAGCCAGACTACCCTCAGAACCCAGACGGGGTATCGATCAATTTCTTTGCTACAATCCCGCCAGATACAGACGAATTCGGACGCATCGCTCTCGCTCAGATTACAGGCGGCGGTAAGAAGATTAATCAGCTCGTCACGGGATCTCTCTGGTCTAACCGCATCAAGCTTGGACTTAATACGGCCCGCTATTTCTGGGCGCGGATCTAATGGGAACAGTAGTCAGGACTTGGGCAGATCATCTGGCGCCGATTGATGCTACGCCTTATGGATCTGCTGAGATAATCGGCAGGTGGGATTTCTTTGTTCCGGGAAGCCAGAACCTGATGACCAAGGAATATGTGAACACCGAAGGCAAGCCCGTGACTTGGTTCACGGCGGAAGACGGCTCGCTTTTCTTTTATCCGTTCGGAAGGGTCACCGGGTTTTACCTGAACCTTGGAGACGGCCCTTTTGACTATCTGATGCACCAGATGTTCTTGGGCGACAGGCCAAATACATCACCCGGAACAGAATTTATCTTTGGGTTCGTCTACCTGATTGACAGCGATTTCTCAGAGATGATTGGGCAAAATGTGACTTGCGAGAACGCTGGGTTTACAATCACAGAAGAAGGCAGGCTTGATGCTGGGTCTGGCGGACAACTATTGACTCCTCCCGAGGAAGGTTATGGGGACATCGTTTCTTGCCAGAAGCTTGCCCCGGTGACCTGACGCGCCGGGTTTTGACTGCCGCGTAGGGTCATGGCGGCGCCTACTATCATCTGGAAGCGGGGACAGACCTTTGTGGCAACCGGGCCGTATGTCCCGGGTCAGGGAGATCCGGCAAACCTTTCCGGGGTGACCATCCAGAGCGAGGTCCAAGACCACTCCAAGCGCCGTTTCCCGCTGGCCGTGACCATCGGAGGCGACAACATCACCGTCACCCTGCGCGCCGAAGCTTCTGAGACGGCCACTTGGGATGTCGGAACCGCCGCGATCGATCTTCGTTGCATCAAGGACGGGGTCGTCTTCTCGACCACGACCGTCCGTTTCGTCATCGAACAGGAGATCACTTTGCCCAATGGCTAACATCGAACTCGTCCTCACCCCGGCATCCCCGACGGGATCTATGGTTTTCACGCTCGGCGCTCCCGGGCCGCAAGGCCCAGCCGGACCGCAAGGCAATCCCGGCCCACAAGGTCAGCCGGGTGTAGGCGTACCGACGGGAGGATCCATTGGTCAGTTCTTGACTAAGACGGGCGCGCCGGACTTCGCGACCGGGTGGACGACCCTTTCCTTGGCTGGCTACGCCACCGAGTCTTGGGTTCAGGCCGGGTTCTATCCCCTTACGGGCAACCCTTCAGGCTTCATCACCAACGCCGCGCTGGCGCCGTACCTGACTTCAGCGACCGCCGCTTCGACCTACCAGACTCTCGCCGGGATGTCGGCCTACGCGACGCAGTCCTTCGTCACCTCGCAGGGTTACATCACCAGCGCGGATCTTTCACCTTATCTCCTTAGCTCGACTGCGGCCTCGACCTATGCCGTGATTGCGGCAGGACAGCCCGCATCTGGTACTGTCGGTCAGGTTCTAACCAAGCAGAGTGGTTCTGACTACGACTCCAGCTGGCAGACCCTTATCCCGGGAGACCGATACCTGACGACCTCGACGACGAGCCTGACCATCAACAACGACAACAAGACCCTAACCGTCGGCACGGGTCTGTCTTACACCTTGCAGCAGGATGTGATCATCGCATATGATGCGAACAACCATATGCACGCTCAGGTGTTGACCTACAACTCGGTCACAGGCGTGATGACGGTCGATGTTCGCAGTCACTCCGGCTCGGGCACGTTCTCGCTCTGGACGGTCAACGTCGGCGGCACGGTGCCGATGGCCTCTATCGTTTGGGGTGACATTACCGGGATCTTAGGAAATCAAGCCGACCTATCTTCCGCGCTGAACGCCAAGTTGGAAGTTACCACTGCCGCTTCGACGTATTTCACCATCGCTTCGGCTGCGGGCAAGGCGAACCTCTCTGGGGCGACCTTCACGGGTAAGGTCAACTTGCCCACCCGAGTCTCTGGTGGTGAAGCAAACCTCAACCTCGGTGCGATCCCTGATAATCTTTCCGCACCGACCACGCTCGTCGCTGGAGACGTTTTTCTGACGGACATCGAGCCTTCTACGGGGAACTTTAACACCCGACTAAACTATGTAGGTCGGACTTTCTCCGGCGCGCTTGCCACCATCCAACTTGCCGCGCTCAACGGCGTTTCAAACTTCTTCAGCCAGACGCAGACGGTCGTAGTCACTAGCACGACCCCTGCAGTCAGGATTCAGCAACTCGGAACCGGCGACGCCTTCCGAGTGGAAGATGAGAACCCGGAAAACAGCCCCTTCGTCATCAATCAGTTCGGCAAGGTCGGCATCGGCGTCGCCCCGGATGCGACCGCCGCGCTGAAGGTGGACACGAACGGCATCATGTTCGGCAACGGGTCTGTCCAGACTGTGGCCGCTAATCCGTTCACCGGCGGAGCAATCACCAGCCCGATTACCTATGCGGGTGCTGTTTACAACTCTCAGTTCGGAAGCGATTTGATTGAAGTGAAAGTCAACGGCTCCAGCGACCAGTCGTATCAAGCCGCAGGAGGGTTTTACACTTCTTACAATCAAATTGTTCCTAGCGGTGGCACCAGTCTCAGGCAGGTCTACATTGATAAAGATGGGTTGAGCAACACCGAGGAACTTACCAGCCTCGGCGGTCACAATGTGTTCATCAAGCCGACGTTCTTCTCTTCTTCCGTATACCTTCCGTCTGAGCAAACCGAGTCTTTTGAACTCACGAAAAACGGCATCCAATGTCAGCGCGTCAATCCTGCCGGAGGAGGTTACCAGACCATCAGGTTTTCAAACGACGGCGTCCAATTCTCTGACGGAAGTGTTCAGACGAGTGCTGCCAATACTAGCGGTCTTGCTAGCGAGTCTTGGGTAAGCTCTGGGTTCTACCCACTCAGCGGAAACCCGAGCGGCTTCATCGACTCCTCTACGGCTTCTTCCAGCTTTTACCCTCTGAGCGGAAACCCTTCTGGCTTCATGTCCTCACCGGGAAGCGGTTCGTATGTCTGGTATTCTGGAGGTTGGTATTCTGCTAACCTGACCACCGTCCTCGACTCCTCTTACAACTACGTTAATGTCCTCACCTTCTAAACTCTACATCCCGGTCGAGGCCGGCAAGGTCGGCGTATATTACGACCCGATCACCAAGGTCATCTCGCATTACGCAACGTACCCGCACAAGGGAACCATCGTCACCGCCCTCCCCGTGATCGTGGCCGACGACGAAGCCGCCCTCAAGGTCGCCATCGCAAAAGCCGGACTCATCGAACGCAAATGATCTACATCATCACCCTCGCTATTGGTTACGCCGCCGGAGTCTACCGAGAGAAGATCTCGGAGAAAGCCCGCGAGCTTTACATCAAGATCTCCGAGCGCCGATGAGGTTCGCGTGGCTGGCCTTCCTGCTTGCTGGATGCTCCTCCAAGCCGGAGAAGATCCCAACCCAGCCTACCACGCCCTCCGCCGCCGCCAAGCTGGAGTCCGGCATCGACACGCGATCCTCCAAGGTCGCCGCCGCCGTCACGGTCGTGAAAGAGAACGCCGGGAAGCCCGAGGTGGTCAAGGCGGAGTCCGCGCTCGCCCTGTCCTTCCTGCCTACGCCCTCCGAAGGGGACGTCGCCCTAGCACGACAGCGCGCCGGGAAAGCGGATCAGAAGGACTACGACGAGGCGGTCAAGTTCGGCAAGAACATCCTCGCCCAGATCGACGACGCCCGGGTCAAGATGGACGCCGACCGCCGGGAAGCCGCCCGGATCTCCGGGATCAAGGACGCGCGCATCGCCGAGCTGACCAAGGAGATCGAGACGGTCAAGAAGGAAGCCGCCGCGAACATCTGGACTCTCACCGGGGCGGGGCTGGTCGTCGTCGGCGGTCTGGCCTGTGCCTTCTCCTCGATCCGCATTGGGATCCCTATCATCGTCTGCGGAGCTTTCGCCGGATCTCTCCCGTTCTTCTTCGACTCCGCGTACTTCGGGGTCATCGCTACAGTCACCCTAGCCATCGTCGCCGGACTCGGTGTCTGGTGGATCTACGACCGGGTCAAGGACTCGGTCAACGAAAGCGATGTCAAAGCCGATTAAGGTCGTCTGGCGCAAGCTAGGCCGGGAGGTGGCTTGGGGTCAGGCGCACTTCGACGCGGCGCGCCCGCTGATCGAGATGGATCCCCGGCTCGGAGCCAAGCGACAGCTGGAAGTCCTCTGCCACGAAGTCCTCCACATCACCATGTTCCCGGGAGACGCCTCCCCGGAGACGGAGAAGATCGTGGACGCCGCCGGGAAGAAGCTTTGCGAGACTCTCTGGCGCCAGAACTACAGGCGCGTCCTGCTCGACAAGAACACGAACCCGCCGAAGATCTCATGAGTCCGACCCCGAACCCGGACGAGATCCCGGTCAGCTTGCGAGACATCGGGATCGGCGTGACCATCGGCGCCACCTCTTGGATGGTTCGTTACTTCTGTTCGCCGGAGAAGCACACGCTGGGATACATTGCGCGCCGGACGGTCGTCGCCGGGTTGACGTCTCTGCTGGTGGGGCTGGCCACGCAGTCGTACTTCTCCAACCCGGGACTAGGCTATGCCGCCGCCGGGATGGCTGGGTATGCCTCCCCGGAGCTAGTGGACGCTGGGCTGGCTTGGATCCGTCGCCGGGGTAAGTCTAAGGGTTGAGGGTCAAACGGCCTCCTGAGGCCAGCCAGAGGGGTAGAATGGCCTAGTGCGACTGACACCCCACCCGGGGTGGAGGGAAGCACTTAAATCCCTGTAAGGGATTACGGTGTATGTCCCAAGATCTCCCCTGACGGAAATCAGGGGTTTTTGGCCTCCGAACCCGGTTTTTGAAGAAAAGTGCATTTTCCTGAAAATAATCCTTTAACGGGACGGGATCTCACTACTTACTCACAATCGCACCTACCAAACCAAGCACACAAATGAACATCACCATCAAGTCCATCCTCCTCTCCCTCGAAGATCTTCATCAGTCGCTGATGATTCAGAGCGGATCCGAACACGCCAAGACCCTCAAGGAGTTCAACAAGCTCGTCGTCAAGGCGAACAAGGTTCTCCGTAAAGAAAAGTACACCGACGGCACCCCGGTTTGGACGAAAGATCTTAACGGCTACGAACTCCTCGCCCTCAACGAATACATCTCCGCCTAATCCACTCTCACCACCAACCCACAAACGCACATGACCACCACCGCCAAGATCTCCTCCGAGGAGTCTCTCCTCATCACCGCCAACCGGGAGGCCGGGATGGAAGTCCCGCGCGCTCTCCCCAAGGCGTGGAACAAGCTCACCGCCGAAGAGCAGACCCTCGCCCTCTGGTTCATCCAGAACATCACCTCGTACTTCGACAAGACGCAGGTGGCGCGCCACATCATCGGCCTCGAGATCTCCACCAACATTCAGGCCGGGATCTCCCCGTGCATGACCAAGGAGCGCGCCGACGAACTCTGGAAGCTCGTCTTCAACAAGTAATTCTCACCCACAAACCACCATGCCCAAACCCACCCGCAATCCCCAGAGCTATCGCGAAAGCCAGCAGAAGGGATCCACCGTCAACATCACCGTCAGCGTTCCCCGGCCCATCGCCAAGATGGTTCACCTCCACGCGAGGATCAAGAACCAGACGGTGTCCGCCCTTCTCCGCGAACAGCTGGAGGGGAACTACAAGCACCTGTCCCGGTTCTCCCGCTAACATGTACAACCTCGAAACCGTTGCGCGCCCGAACATCTCCATGCTGATGGGGGAAGATCCGGCTGGCGTCAGGATGCTGGAGGCCTTCCACAAGTCCCTAGGTCGCCCGGAGTGCCACCTCACCTACGGCGACAGCTTCTCCCTCCACATCGAGAAGGGTCAGACCCTCAAGGAAGCTCTCACCCTCGCCGACGAGGACATCCACCATCCCGGCGGCGGGATCTACGACTTCACCGTAGAGCAGACCGAAGCGGCGCGCCACCACGTCCCGAAGCTCCTCGCCCAGCTCCGATAATGACCCCGTACCTCGCATACAGCATCGCAGTAGGCGTCCAAGCGCCGTTGAGCATCGATCAGGCGGCAGAAGCCGTCGCCGTCTTGGAAGCTCACCCGGAGATGCTGACCAGCGGCGAAGCTTGCCGGGGTCTGGAGCGACTCCGCTACATCGTGGAACGCCACGCATCCGATGAGTGAACCTGAACACGCCGCGATCCGGCTTGAACCCCGGATCATCTTCGACGAGGCCATCGTGGGATACACGAATGACAATTGGGCCGTCTACGATTACGACAAGCTAATCCCGGTGGTCAAGCGGGCGCATGGGATCCGAAGCACCAAGGACGCGATGGAATTCATCGACTACAACATCGGATCGTTTGAAGGCCTAGGCCTCCGTATCTGCTACCGAGACGAACAGCTGTGAAGATCTACAACCGCAACGACATGCTCCCTCCCTTCTGGTGGGTGTTCCCTTGGGCCACCGCCCGGGAGCTTCACCGCATCGCCAAGGCCACGCTGGATTGGGGAGACAGCGCCGACCTTGCGCTCGACCTCCAAGCCCGGATCATCGAGGATCAGTCCGCAGAGATCTCCCGGCTGAGACTCCGGCTTGAGGACTTGAACGAGGAGATCCTCCGAGGGCGCGCCATTACCCCGGATGCCTACCCATTCAACCCTACCCCTACCCCGGAAGCTTCAAGGCCTGCCAAGGGCCAGCAAGAGGGTTTGAGCTATCTCCCGGTTGACCCTGAGGATCCCCTAGCCAGCCAAGGGCCAATCCGCACCTGAAACCCGGCCTGAAAACAAACGCTTTACACCGTACCGGGTTCGCTATCTAGTCATCCTCGTACCCACAAACTACACCACACAAATGAAAAACACCACCAACGAAATCAAGCTCGCCAAGACCACCGCCCGGATCGTCCCGGCTCTCTCCGGGTTCAAGCCCGAGGAGATCCTCGCCGCCGACAAGGTCACGCGCACCCTCGCGCAGATCGCCCGCCACCCGCTCGTCGCCGACGTCTCCGACGAACGGGGATACGGAGACGGCATCTGGGTTTATCTCAAAGACGGCTTCATCAACTCCAACACCGACACTTGCGCCATCCACGAAGACACCGTCGCCGAGTGCCTCGCCCTCCTCAAGACCGCGTGGTTCGACATCCGGGATACCGAGTCTGAGATCTTCGCCGAAGCTCGCGCCGCCGCCAAGGGCGCGCAGAACGAGGACGAAGCCAACGCCATCGCCATCCGGGTTCTCAACCGATAACCCTCAACCCGGATCTACACCAATGACCTACGATCTCTTCGCCGACGCGATCCTCCTCCCGGCCTGTATCACCGCGCTCGTCCTCTTCACCCTAGCCAACAAATAATCACATGAGCCATAAAGAAGATCTCCCGGCGCGCGTCGCCGAGCTGTACCCAGACCCCAAGGTGTCCATCAAGCCGGAGGCGGCTGTGGCCTACTTCGACCACATGGGGATCTCCTCTCCGACCCGGGAGCAACTCCGGCAAGCGGACGAGGCCTATTACGGAGAATACAAAAGCGACGCCGAGTTCGCCTCCGAGTTCGCCGACGGCATCGGCCTATTCTCCAACCTTCCGCAATGGGGACGGGACTCCCGGGACACGCACCCGTGTGAGCTTTACTTCAATTGGGACGCCTACGCCCGGGATCTCATGTACGACTATTTCGAGGCGGACGGGTTTTACTTCTCCAACTACTAACATGGACTTTCACACACAAGTCGTCCGGCAGATGTTCATTAGATCCGGGGAGATCAACGAGCGCATCGTCGCCGGGGACATCTGCTCCGCCAAGACGGGACTCCCCAAGGCGCGCAAGCTTTGCGAGGAATACGCATCCACGCTCGGCAGTTGCGGGTGTCAGGAGATCTCCATCGACCCGTTCGTAGCCTACGGTGGTTGGATTGGCATCACCTACAGCTACAACTTCCGGGGTCAGGACTTCTCCGGCTCCGCCGTCGTGCGCTCCCTGTCATGAACCTCCTGACCCTAATGGCTATCGCCGCCGCCCCGCTACTCGCCCAGCAGGACGCGCCCAAGATCCTCCGGGCGATCGCAATGGTGGAGTCCGGGGAAGATCCCCTCGCGGTCGGAGACTCCGGCAAGGCGCTGGGAGCTTGGCAGATCCACCCCGAGGCGTGGCAGGATGCCAATGACTTCCGGGCGGCTCAAGGCCTACCCCGGTTGTCCCGGTCAAGGTGGAGAGAGCCGGGAGTTCAGGAAGGGGTGGCAAAGGCCTTTCTCAGCCTGATACAGACCAGATTGGCCGGGGCGGGGGTGGTTAGGCCTACCCCGGGTCAAATCGCCCTATGCTGGAACATGGGCTTTGCCGGGGCGAAGTCCCGGGGTTTCCGGCCTACCGCCTACTCAACCCGGGTGGCGCGCCTTGTGAAGATCCTCTGAAAATAATCGCTTTACACCAGACCCGGGTCGCTATCTATTGCTTTCACACCCACCACAAATGAAGACCACCAACAACATCCCCCACATCGCCGTCATCAAGAGCATCGCCCGCCAGAAGGCCGAGCTTCACTCCGCTATCCGCCGGGACATCGGAAAGCTCAAGTCAGTCCTCGCCAACATCGAGGCCGGACGTTTCCAGCCGGGAGATCTCGAGATGATCAAGCTCGCCGCCGCTGGTTGCGCTCTCAACGCCGAAAGCTACGCGCACCTCGCCAAGTAATTTCCACCAACCCACAAAACACCACACACAAATGAACCACGCCGAACTCACCTCCAAGATCTCCGAACTCACCGACATCATCGAGAGCCGGAAATACAAGCTGAAGCTCGCCAAGCAGGGCATTACCTTCATCCTTCAAACCGCCAAGGAGTCTAACTCAGACTCGTCTAAGATCCGGCTCGCCGACGCTTACATTGACATCTCCCGGCAGGAGTACGAGCTTTACAACCTTACCGACAAGCTCAAGAGCTTCAAGAAAGCTTTCACCAAGCTCGCCGCCTAACCGATGAAGACTCACTACAACTACGAAGGCAACGCCCGGATTTTCTACGACCGCCACATCCGACTCTGGACGATGATCAAGCTGGACGACGAAGGAAACCAAATCGGCAACGCGGAATACACGCAATGCCGAATCGAAGCCAAAATGTGGCTCTCCCTCAAGGGTCACCTCCGCGACTAATCACATGGACGCTATCCACAAGCTCGCCAACCGCCGGGAGATCCTCGCCGCGACCCGGGAGGCGGTCAAGATGCACAAGGCCTACGCCAAGCGCGCGCGCCAAGATCTCTCCAAGGCAATGCTGGAGATCTCCGCAGACCCGGCTCACGCCCACCTCCGCTACTCCGAGGTCGGTCGCCTCTACGTCACCGCGAACCGGGAGGACATCCTCGCCGATCTCTCTCACGGATCTTGCTTGACCTTGCTCTCCGAGATCTTCTCTCTGGAGGAACAACTCAAGAACCAATGAATAACATCCTCACCATCGCGATCGATCCCGGCGTCAACGGAGGAGTCTGCTGGCGCTTCCAAGGCAAGACCACCGCGATGAGGATGCCTCCGACTGATTTCGACACTTGCTCCCTGCTCGCAGATCTCTCCAAGCGGGCCGGGGTCGTAGAGCTTTACATAGAACTGCCGCCCCTCTTCGCCGGGAGAAACATCCCCGGGTCTGCCATAGGCAAGCTCATGCTTAACTACGGCGTGTGCTACGGCGCCGCTGTCGCGCTGGGTTTTAAGATCCACCCGGTCAGGCCTCCCATCTGGCAGAAGGCCCACCCGGTCGGAACGAAAGGCGAGCAGACCACGACCGTCTGGAAGAACAAGCTCAAGGCGCGCGCGTCTGAACTGTTCCCGGATCTCCCGGTGACACTAGCCACCGCCGATGCGCTCTTGATCCTTGACGCCGCCCTCCGGGGAGCTATCAACTAATTTCCACCCACCACAAACTACACACAGATGAACACATTCAACATTGGGCTTGTCCCCGTTAAGCGTAAGAAAGTATGGATCGTCACGATCTACATCAACCCGGATCGTCAACCGCAGTCGTTAATCGACTCTGAACATTCCTTCAAGACCAAGCGAGATGCCAACCTGTTCATCTCCGGGTGGCTTGAGTTTCTCGATTGCTACAAGCGTATCTAATTTCACCACCACACAAAACCATGCCCAAAGAAAACAAAACGGCGCGCCAAGATCTGGTCGCCTTCCTCAATGCCATCGGCAACGTCTCCGCTGACCGCGTGAACCCGGCCTTCAAGAGCAAGTACGCTTCGCTCTCGGAGATCCTCGACACCGTGAAAGCAGTCGCCCGGGAGCATAACCTCGCCGTCCACCAAAGCCTGTCCTCGGCGGACGGTCAGGTGCGCGTCTCCACCGTCTTCCTCCACGACTCCGGGGAGATCCACGACAGCGGGACTCTCGCCTTCGTCGCTCCGGGAGATGCCCAGAAGCTTGGTTCGGCCATCACCTATCTCCGCCGTCAGTCCCTTCAGACCGCCTGTGGGATCTCTACCGACATCGACGATGACGGCGCCAAGGCCTCCGGCCCGTCCGTTGGACGCGGGAACTACCAGAGAGAAGACGACCGCCGGGTTGGCAAGTGGCATGACTTCATCCCGTCTGACACCCTGCGCTTGAAAGCCAAGGAATATCTCGTCGCCAAAGGTTGGCTCGCCGCCGATGCGTCTATTGACACACTAGGCAACGAACACCAGATGGTCATCGCCGAGAACCAAGCCGCCTTCCTGAAGGCCATCTCCAAATGAGCCGGGACGAGCAGACGGATCTCGAGAAGGAGGTCGTTCACCTCCGGCTGGATCTTCACCACGCCAAGATGCAGGTCGAACGCCTCACCCATGTCAGTCAGTATCACAGCATCGAAGCCCGGGATTTCGAGGCCAAGTGGCTTCGCGTCCTTGAGGAGAACGAAGGACTTCGTAAAGAATTGAAGGAGAACAGCGAAGACTTGTGCGCCGTAAATCGGGTCGTCCGTAAGGAACTTCAGGACACCCGGGAAGATCTCAACCGCGTCAACGAAGTCCTCGCAAAGCTCTTCAAGACGCGCGCCTAATATGCCCGAGATCCCGGCCAACCCTCCGACCGCCATGTCGCA